ATTCCCATTTTTTGGTTTGTGGATTGAAAAAAAGGGAGAGGCCACAGTATCCACACCGGCGACCCTTCTTTTTCATTTTTATCACTTCGCAACTACAAAATCCATTAAAGTCTGTTGTTTACGTTGTTCAACCTGTAAGGTTTCAGCTGTTGCCATCCGTTCCCTTATTATATTGCAGTAATCATGCTCCTTTTCAATAAGGATACAGTTACGGTTTAGGTTTTGACAAGCCACCCCGGTTGTACCACTGCCGGCACAATTATCAAGTACAAGGTCATTCTCGTTGGTGTAGGTTTTTATTAAGTATTCAAAGAGTGCCACTGGCTTTTGAGTTGGGTGTAAACCAGTTTCATTATTAAAATTCAAAATGGATGTAGGATAACGACTTCCATCATTCTCAGTAACCCATCCTGCCACTTCTTTACCTTGTTTTTCTCCCATGAAGTATCCGCCAAAAGCTCTTTTGGCGGAGTAAGGAGTTCCTTCTGTCTTTTGTGGGTTGTATTGTGGGAGTTTATCATAAAAGATTAAAATGTTCTCATGCCTTTTTAATGGCATTTTGTTGGCTAATAAGAATCCTCCACCATTGGATTTCTCCCATATCCATTCATAACGGAACATGTCATAATTACTACTAATCAAACGAGTTGTAAACGGTTGACTGGCTGTTAGTACAATAGCCCCATGGGGTTTAATCAATCGTTTATATTCAAGCCATAAATCCTCTAATGGTAAGATTGTATCCCATTTACAGGCTGTTGTACCATACGGAAGATCACAGAGTATCATATCCACTGATTCATCCTCAATCTCTGGGAAGACGTTAAAGCAGTCGTCCTCGTAGAGTTTCCATGACATTTTCGTAAACCTTTTTGACTACTGTATTTGACAACTAAAAAAAAGATGGTAAGGAACCAGTTTGCAGACTGGTTCGGAACCTGAATGATAGAATATACAATTTAAAAAAATTAGTTTAATATATTAAATTAATGAGGGTTCTTCTAATTTACTACATTCATTCTTATAGGCTTCATAAGCTTCCTCTTCCGTTTCATAAAGCCCTAAAAATTTATTTTTGCCATTGATAGAAATACGTGCAACCCATTTGTTATGTGATTTATAAAAACTAACTCCAGGGTATTTAGAACTATATTTTGTTATTCTGTTTTGATGATTTTGGCGTGGAGTGACATACCTTAGATTAGAACGCCTATTATCTAATGTATCATGATTAATGTGGTCTATATGTAAATTTTTGGAAGAGTTCATTATCTCCCTGTGCATATAAATCATTTTACGTTTTTTATCTGAAGTTTCATGTGTTCCTGTAGTGCGAACAGCGTAGTAAGTTTTAGTTCCTTTATTCCAATGAATTGTCCATTTCCATTGGTTTAAATAATCATATACATTGTCATCAACTAAAGTGAATTTGTTTTTATTTAATTTGATTTTCTTAACCATTCTTTAACTCCTATAGATTCACGCCCTTAACTCCTATTCAAATCGCCTAATGATAGGCGTGGTGAGGAGTGGAGTTAAGAATACTCCTCTCACAAGATAATATATGATTTTAAAAGTACTTAAATCTTTCTAATTGTTTTAAGTTGCTGGAAGGAAATAATACGTGTATAATCCTTGGTTATCCATTTGTGGACTGCTGCTCCAACTCCTTGGATGGTCAGGAGTATAATAAAACAGAATATAGTAAATTTCTCAATTGTCATCAACTCCGTTTATGGTTTTTGTTTGGGGTTTTTCAGTTCACCGCATTGCTGGTTTTTACTGATAGCCACGGCCACTTTGGAGTTTAGGGTCATTTCTGACCAGATGGGTACATAATTATCACCTTTATTAAATTATATAAAAAGAGTAGTGTAGAATCCTTTTTGGCGTGGAAGAGGAGCAGATTAAAAACACCAACAAAGTTTGGGGGGGGGTTGGGAACGTATTATTTATTTTAAAACGTTGAATTTGTTTTATGATATATCGACTAAAATATTTTCCTCTATCCACTTTACCAGGGATCCTAGATATCTAAAATAGGTGAATGTGAATTTTTATTTGTTTAAAATTTTTGTCCTGATTTTATGCTTCTCATAATACTGCCAGTATTCATGATTTAAAGGGTTATTCTCTGGTAGGTTCTGAGGGTCCTGTTCAAGTAGTGCCCCGGTTTCTCTCTGATATTTCTGGTATGCATTGTCATGGGCTTCTTTTACAACTTCTAAGGGTCGTGGTTGTTTTTTCTTCTGGTACTTTTTGGTGAAATCAAGTGGTGGGAAGTCCTGGACCGTGGGTGCAATCTTTCGTATTGGGGTTAAATCGTATAGGGTGAAACCTGGGTGTAGTACTGGAGCTCCTATGACAAGGCCGCATTTAGGGTTTGAACAGACCAGTAATGCCCTTTCTACTAGGTTCTGTCTGTTCCCACACTCGGGACATTTTAAATTATTTTCTTTAAGGTATGCGGTGCTTAGGAAATAAAGGTCATCATAGGTTATGCCCTGATAAGACAATGAAGGTATAGGGGAATGTTCCCCTTCATTAGAAGTTGTAACGAAAGTCTCTTTTTTCATATCCTTGATAGATAAAGACAGATTAAAAAACTTTATAGGAACTCCCAAATAAGAAGGGTCGGGTTTTTCGTATTTCTTTTTAAATTTAGATTGTGTCCCAAGTTCTTTAGATATTTTAGGAAGAGTTCCTTCATTTTTGTATTTTTTTCTATATTCTCTTACCCGGTTTTTTCCTTTTTCTCTTATTGATTCGTGCCTGCACCATGCTGAGCAGTATAGTTTATTTGGTTGTTGTGTGAAGAATTGGTGATTGCACCCTTTCTTTAGTCCTCTGCAATTCTTCAAATAAATTTTGGTATACTTTCCGGTTATTGTTTTGATTTTACCCACGGCTCCCCTTTCTGTTGTATTAGTATAACAATACCTTATTATTTAAAGTTAATTATAAATACCAGATAGGATCATAATTATAACTCCACGGCTGGTTTCTTACAGATGAAAAAAATAAAAAAAGGAATATCCACTTTTCATTATTTAATCCCTCCTTGTTTTGTGTTTTGTATAAATAGCCTGCATTTCATCTTTAAACTCTTTTAATATCTTTTCCCCATACGCTTTCCATCCCATTTCTTTTTTTTGTTTGCGTTCGATGTAGTCTTTAAGAGATTCCCTCATTAGATTGCCTCCCACGTGGTCCCATTCCATTGCTTGTTGAAGCAGGTTTCCATCACAAAACAAAGCCATAGGATATTCCAGTCCCCGGTTTCAAATATTTCAAAGTATGGTAAACCATGCTCAAACCTTTCATGCTGGTATCTGAAAGCATCCCATCGTTTGAATTGGACATAACAGCAATCAAAGGATAGTTCTTTCTGTTCTTTGTAGATTTTTTGGAGGTCTTCCTGCCGAGGCAACCAAAATCCCATCTGTTTATAATGATACCCAAACCTATTTTTTAACTCTTTATCAGCCATTGTAACTGGTTCTATCAACTTTTTTTTAACGTAGTAGATCATGTCTCCTTTTTTAGGTTCCCATCTTTCCTGTATCTCAGTGGCTTCCTTACACATTTTTATAAAAGTTTCATCCATCCGTATCACCTCTCAAAGTAATATTCCTTTATTGCAGTTGCTTTGCGTTCCCCTATCCCATCAACACTCATCAAATCCTCTTTGCTTATCGTACATAATTCTGGAATATTATCAACCCCCAATTCACCTATAATCCTTTTACTGTACTCCAAACCAATCCCGGGGACTTGGTACAACGCCCCCACTAACACGGCTTCCTTTTCATTCGTTGCCCGTTTAACGTTCATAGGATGCGTATCAATGCCGTCACTTTTACTGAATATTCGTTTGCTGACCTCGAAGAACTCTCTATTGCTTTGGACTTTAAGGAATTTCATATTATATCGTGCCATGAGGCTGATGATTGCACCCTTCCACATGGCTTCACTGAATCGTAGTTTGTCTTGGCGTGAAAGGTCATCATAGCCCCCAACAAGGATGATATAACTGGAGGCGTATGTATCTCGCATTCTCCGGGCTTGTTGCCATAACCGACCATCACCATTACAATCACCCATCACGGACCCCACAAAATCAGGGGCTGTCTTTCTCTCTATACCTACGTTGTATTCAGTGCAGGTAAGGTCAGCACTATCCAACCGCTCCACACTACCCTCTGGGTAAAACTCATGGAATAAATCCTTAATATGCTGAGGTTCGATAGAATCAAGGACTACGGACATACTTTCACCCCTCTGGTGGATGGTCATCAACATACCTTGTTAACCCTTTACAAAATTCTACCCCATCAAACTGATTATATGTAATCTTAACCGTACCAAATGGAGCGCTGTATTCTGGGATTGTGATATGGAACTTCTTATCATAATTGATTAAGGTGGTTAATGATTCCATGTGCCAGTTTATTAGTTCCTGTTTACGGTATTCGTTAATTTCGGATTCTAACATTCCTTTCATTTCGATTTTGCTTTTCAGTTTATCATTTTTCATGTTTATGATTCCTCCTTTTCCAATAACTCCGGACTCTCAAAACGATTACCAATCACTTCTACATCTGCCCTTGTTATTTTAGGGTTCGTAATGGTATCAAACCACTTTTTACCACTTTCAGTTTTACCTACAAAAGCAAAGGCCAAAGCTACGTACTCCACGACACCTTTAACCTCTTCTGTGTAGAATCGTGATGTCCCAAGTACTATGTCGGCCTCATAGATGGGTGTGCCCCGCTTATCATGCAAACCCGTAAACTCTACCAAAAAAGCCACTCCCACACTATCCGGTGGCATGTACTTGTCCGCAACAATAACCCAACCATCCAAACCAAAAAGGTAAGCCTTTGCGGGGTGGTCATCGCCTTCTAGCCATTCTAGGCTTTGCACGTCCCACATTTTATTATTATACCATGCCCTGTATTTTATTTCCCTCATAAAACAAACCCCCCTTCACATTGATACCATTGCCTGGTAAACTTTCCCACTCATTTTCCTAAGCTCAGGATACATTTCAGCAAAACAACGCATCTTATCAGCCGGAGCCGCCTCTTCTCCAATCTCCTCATTCACCTTTTCAACAATCCCCCTTAACTCATTATCAATTTTAACCTTAGCAAAATGCTTACCAAGAACTGATAAAATCTTTTGGTTTGATTTAACATCTTTAACCATCTGTTCGGGGTATTCTTCTAATAATTCATCTTCAATAAACCTTAAAACAGTGTTACGGTCTGTTCTATAACTGTCTTCAAAGTCTGGGAAATACTCTTCACCTTTCATGACTGCCTTTTTAATATCATTGTGAGGAATACCACAAGCGGCCTTAATATGCCCTTCCCTAACTGACAGGGCTTTACATTTAGCTAAGTGAGTTTCATCTATTCCATAATGCCATACAGCCCCTTCAGTGATTATTCCTCCCTGGTGCTTGTCTTGGAAGTTCATATTTACCTTTTCAAAGAAGGTTTCAAGTTCATGGTATAGATTAAAGATTCCTTCTGGCTGCAATTTATTTCCTTTGGCTTCTAAGAGTGTTTCTTCTGGTAAAAACTCATTAAATCGGTTAATGTATTCTCTGGTTGCTTCGGCTTCCCAGTCCCCATCACTACTATAAACCTCAAAACAATCCATAACTAAAGGTATTTTATAGCGGCAGGATAGGGTTAATAATGAATAATAAGGGATAGCCATTCCTTGATTTAAAGCACAAAGTAAAGTTAAATTCAATTCTGGAATATCTTGGTATTGGTACTGAGTTTCATGCTTGTTTAAAGTTCCATATAACTCATAAGCAAAACTTAACCCCTCTTGTTCAACAATACTATAATATTGTGGTTTAATTACCTGTTCAATCTTATCCATCCAGTTCTGACCACAATCGGGCATTAAACGAGTCTTAAACAATACCTCCATACAAGCCCCATCCTGGAGCAATGGGAACATCACAATATTAGTACCATCCTCTTTTTGCAGAACATGAGGCAATTCAGGCACATCACGGTCATCAAGATACTTAATTTTAGGCATACCTCTTACAAACTGCCATGAATCTTGACTATTTACAGTGTCAATAATCAAAGAACCCATATTACTACCTCGACTTTTACATATCCAGCCTTCCACTAGATTTTTATCCGGTGTTTCCATTTTAAAATGCTGTATATTTTTCCCACTTACACCAAACATTTCCGATGCTTTTTCTTTTTCAATCATTCCTAATCCCCTCCAAAGTTTTTCAATACCCAATTTCAAAAACATAAATAAAACCATAACTCTCGTAAACAAGGAAATCAGCCTCAGTCACAAAGCCCAAAGCCCTACGAACATCATCCACACCCACACCCTGCTTCCTAAGTTTATCCACATCCACATTCACCCCATAATCCTTGGCAAATTCGTATAATACCAGTTCAGGGTATTCTATTCCTGGTGAAAGCACCAGTTTACCACGCTTTTCATACACAGTCATACACACATCACCTCACCCTCAAATCACATATCAAACCATGAACACAATCCCCACAACCCTCACCAAGATCACGTTCACAAAACACCACATCAACCCGATAATCTTGCAAGTGCTCCCAATCAAAACATTCACGTTCAACGTATCGCTGAATAACATTAAGTTCTAAATTAATCCAGTGATCTAACTTGAACCAGGGCCTATCAACTATGGGTCCATCATGAAATTCTGGGAACTTTTCTTTCCATCCAGTTTTTTGGGCTGCAACTTTGAGTTTGTGGTATCGTATCCACCACATTCTTTCAAGTGGGTGTAGGGTTAGGAATGGTTTTTGCTCGAATAATTTTTCATATTTTTGCTTTTTAACCTTCCTTATCAAATTTTCATAATCAATCTCCATTTTAACCCCCCATTATATTGTAACGGCCATAACGGCCAAATCGGCCATGAGCGGCCAGGCCGTTACTTTGGCCCCCTTTGATTAAAAGGAGCATTCTCATATTTTGAATATAGTGACGGCCAAAACTTTCCAGGGAGAGACTTATAGAGTACCCTTTTTCAAAGTTGGTCATTGTGGCCGATGTGTCCTTTATGTCCGTTGTGGCCGACGTGTCCGTTACCTTACTGATCATATAACTCCCACCCTGGAGGATCCACATCCTCATCCTGCAACATAATAGTTAACCCATCCATAGCCACATCCTCAAGGATAAAATCCAAGGCAGGTTTACCAAGTTCGTCAAAAATAAGGTTTTTTTCAGCATCAGACAAACCATTAGACATTATATCCTCTTGAATGTCCTTTTCACTCAAATCATAGATATTTGCCCGGCCCTTTTGTCCTGTGACTTTTAAAAAGCCAGCATCATTCAATTCACTAAAATACCGTCTAATACTCCTTTTTGAAAGTTTTACTGTGGATAGTTCCAGGTACTCGTTTATTGTGATTCCAAGGAGTGATTCAACATAATCATTCCCTTTCCATGTTTTAAGATTATCCCGTAAGTCTTTAAGGATTTCAGACGATTTAGGACTGATATTAACACTTATACTATCATGGTAAGTCATTAAGAGACTTTTAAATATTTTAATGTCATTCAAACTAGTGAAAAGGATTTGTTCACCATCTAAATCAAACAATCCCCTACCAAAAACATTAAAAGCAGTTATTGTTTTCAGTATGCCATTATATTTATCAAAGTCTCGTTTAAAATATTCAGACTCCCCCAAAAAGTCTATAATATCCTTAGTATAAGGATTAATTATAGTAATGTTCTCCATTTTATCCCGGATCAACTGGACCATGTATTTAACAATCTGAATATCCCTATCATACCTTTCAAACTTCTTATAGGTTTTACCATGTTTTAACTCCATAATTTGTTTGCGGGCATTGAACACGGCCTTATTATCCATTCTGGGAGTTATGAAGATGGATCTGCTCATTTCCTGATCGTCAAAGTCAAAACCTGGAACTGTGGTGTAAGTGAGACATGGCCTGCCGTATAAAGTTAAATCAATAACCATCCATCCCACATCTGGTACTGGAATATTTAAAGGCTTATTAACAAATCCATCACTCTGTAATTCTTTCAAAAGGTTTTTAGCTTCCATCACGAAATCTTGACTATTTTTACCTCCCAAGTCTCCAAAGTTAACCACACATCCATCATAATAATACTCGTCATCCTTTGCTCGGTTAAAAGTAGTTGCCCCCGTACTTCCCTTTTCATGTCTAATGTACTCTGATGGTATAAGGTTCATTGCCACTTCTTGAATGTGTGTTTTACCAGATGAACCTTCACCCAATCCAATCACACTTATTGGACTGTTTAAAATAACTTGTGAAGAATAGGCAATAAAGGTCAACATGATATTAGACCGTTCACCTGCAGTCATCCAACTTACCAGACTCCCAATATAGATTAATGGATGAAACTTGTTTTCAAGTACTTCCTGGGCTTCTTTTAATCTTTCCTCTAAATATTGTTCCTGTTTCAGTTTTTCGTCTTTTTTCACATTATTTTCTGTTAATATAGCAGTTTCAATGATTTCATGAAGGAGAATTTTAACCCGTTCAAACTTTTTACTCACTGCTGAATTAGTGAAATCCCCATTAGGATTAAGATGCTTTTTGATTTCCCGTCCTACTACGCTCATTTCTGTGAGTGTTAATGGTTCATTGTTCCCGTACTTACCAGTTTCGTTGCCTTCTTTGTCTTTGAAAGTGTATATGTACTCTTTTCCTAATTTGAATAATGATAATGTGTATCCATCTTTAAAAGGGACATGATCGATTTTTTCCTCTTTGTCCATTTGTGGGGGTTTTGTAGTTTGTGTTTCGCTGAATATGTTCACCTCCTATTTTTTTAGTTTAAAAAAAAAGTGGGAACCAGGATTTATTCTGGTTCGTGTTTATCAGATAGGTAGTCTAGGAGGCTTCTTCGGCTTTCTGCATCCAGTACCCCTTCACCCACCAGGTCGGCACTGCTTTCAAGGATGTTCTTTTTATTTATTGGTGTCTGGTTTTTGGTTAGGTGTGCTATGACTATGTGTAGTGTGCTGTTTTCTTCTGCTAATTGTTTCCAGTAAGATTCGCCGGTTAGGATTCCTTCTACTGTGTTGTCTGGTTCGGTGGGGTCTCTCTGGCCGGGTTGTTGTTCAACTTTCTCAGCCACAGGCATCTCAGACTTTTCACTTGATTTAGGTTTAACACCAGACTTAGGCCGAGCACTGGACTTAGGAGCTCTGCGGACCTCTTTAGTTGGTGCCGGTTGCTGAGTTCTACCTGGTTGACTAAACCCTTTACCCATCATTTCCTCAGCAGGAGTAGCACTATAACCAGCTAATACCATAACCCACCCAAGGGGTATGCGAAGAGCTTTACTGGTTGCCCTGGTAGTAGCCATGGACTTTATGGCATATTCATCTGCGTTTTTCCAGTTACTTTCTTTACTACTACAAATGGCTTCACCTTTACTTAATTCCATACCATTAAGAGTCCTAACAATCACAGTAGCTTCATAAGCAATTTCATCTTCCCGGTCAAGCCTTATACTAGTCTCAGGGTATGGGAAAACACCCAATAATGCTCCTAGGGTTGTCCAGCCTTCCACAAAAACATGGTTTTTCTTTCCTATAGGTTTGTAGAGTCTTTTAGATTTGATGATGTCACTAAGTTGGTTAGCTATATCAGTTGCCTCTTCAATAATTAGGGTCGGGGCTGAACTACTGAAGATGGATGGAGTGTTGTTCACGGGTTCGTCAGCCACTACAATTTCACCATCCATCTTAGTTCACCCCAATTATTCTTAGTGTGTTGTAGTCAAAGTCTCCAGTATGGCCTTTAACTTCAACCAAAACGGTGCCTAACTGGTTTATGTGGGTTTGGAGTTCTTTAAAACTCATTTTGTAGATGTTATTGATTCCCCCGGTCCCGGGTTCGTGTAGTTCTTTGAGACTGTCAATGAGGTCGTAGGCCATACTACCCTGCCAGACTTGGATGTTATCATTCAGTCCTTTGAGGTTTACTTTGCCTTTAAGTGTTTCCTGGTTCTCGTCATTGCTGATATAAATTCCTGCACTGTATGTTTTTACCATTTCCCCGGTTATGTCGTCGGGGAATTCGTTTTCGTAGATGTCTGATAGGTATATTTCTCCCTGGAATGTGTCTTTGTCCACGAGGTTGTTTACTTTAAATGTTTCGTAGTTGGCTCTTTCTGCTATTTTGGGGTCTATTTCTTTTTTTTCTTCTTTTAGTGTTTTGAATAAGGGTTGTTGTGCTTGACTCATTTTATTCTGCCTCCTTGATTGCTTTTTCATGTTCCCAAGATGCTGGATCCTCTTCCATTAATTCCTGATTTTTAACCTTTTCAGGTGTTACATTTGATGCTAGTTCATCCTGTGCGGTTGCTTTTTCTTCTTCCAGTATCCAGGGAGCCTTACCTTTTGGTAGTTCGTGGAGTTCTGCATACTTCTTAACAAGTTTCAGGTATTGTTCTGCTTCCTGCACCTCAATCTTAAGAGTTTTCAACTGTTCATCCTTGTTAAGATAAGCGGTTCGTTGTTTCTCGTTACTGATTTTAGCCAGTCCCTCTTCTTTACGGTCGGCATTGAGTTCATCCCAGTTCGTGTTTAGGGTTAGGTAGTTCTCCCGGTCCTCAAGTAAGGATTTTTTACCGTAAAGATAGGTTTCCGCTTTATCAATGGTGTCGATAATTTCTAGCCGTTTACTCTTCTCTTCACCATTAATACCGGTGTCTTCGGAGTCGTAGAGGTATGCCTCCCTTCGGATTACTTTTACTCCGGTTTCCTTGTCGATGTGTTCCCGGAACTGTAAAGTATCACGGTCTAACTTGTAACCGTCCTCATAATTCTCATTCAGTAGGTTTAGGAAGCCTACACCAGTATTACTGCATATTAACCGGTAGTGTTGCCTTTCCCCTTCTTTTTGAGGTTGTGTTTCCATTTCTAGTTTGTTTTGGTTATCATTCTCCATTCTAATTCCCCCTTAAAATGTTCCCTCTAATTGTTCAACTAAAACTTTTCCAAGCACTTTAATAGTTTCTAAATCCTCTCCTTCAATCGCTTTTTCACTATTTTCAACTATCGTGTTCACCCTTCCGATGTGGAATTCCTTTTTTTTCTTCATTCAACAATCATCACCCCCTTGTTTTTTTACAATGTCATCATGAATGAATTCATGAAAAAGATCATGTAATATTTCACAGGATAAAGGATCAGGAAATCCCCCTATACTGATTTGATGTCCTTTATATCTCAATTTGGGTTTCCAAGGGGTGTTTTCAGGATTTTGTCTTTTTTCTAAATTAGCCCCAGTAAATCCAAACAATCCTAATCCTCTTTTCGATTCGATCATTTTCTGTCTTGAAGATTCTAGTCTGGGTTTGCCATAGAAAGGATGATTTTCTCCTTTGACTCCATTGCATTTCCCCATTTTGGCTTCGCTTATCCTTTTACATGTTTCAAGTGAGCGTTTTCTACCATAGTGTGGAGATAATGGGCCTTTTTTACCATACATATGATTCAACGGACCACACTTACCATACATTGGATTTTTTGGTCCAATTTTACTATTCCTAATTTTTTCTCGATGTTCCTTTGATAATTTTTTACCATAACAAGGATGATCTTTCCCAGATAGCCGGGCATGGTTTTCACGCAATTTTTGTTTATGTTCTTCTGAAAAAATTCTGCCTTTCATGGCTCTACTCATTTTTTGTCTAGTTTCTAATGCTAATTTTCCATCTCTTCCACCTTGACGAAGGTTATAACCTTTTTCAGAGTTCAAGGCATCATATTGATCCATAAAATGTATTTCTAAATGGTTTAGTTCTTCTCTAGAATTAGCCCAAATTAATATTCCAAATTTAAACCCATTTTCCCCATATTTATTAAAACTATTTTGTAAATGATTATTAGAGTGGGTTTTATTTCGTAAACTTCCGAAATGGTGTAAATAACGGACATGAGGGTCTTGAGTAGTCTGCCCAATGTAAACTTTACCATTTACTAAGTTCTGGATTTTGTAAATATAGCCATACATATTATCTCTTCCTTGTTTTCCGGTTCTGTTTTCCCTTTGTTTGGGAAAACAAGGAAGGACAATTCAAAAAAAAGTCCTTCCTATTAAGAGGGTGATCCTCTTGACATACCTTATTATATACCTAATACTATTTAAAGGTATCTTTTAAGGTATAAGCAAAGATATAAATAAAGGCAATTGATAAAAAATATAATATGAAAACTAAAGTAAACAAAGCAAGTTCAACGCATGACCAACTTAGGTCAACAATTCCGTCTTCAATAGCCGAAAAATTGGAGATTAAAGCAGGTAGTGAAATTGATTGGGATCTGGATAAAGTTGATGGGTTATGGGTAGCAGTAATTAAGAAAATATCATAGTTATTCATTGTTTTTCTCCAAGGCAAATCTTTGTAATTCTGATTCTTCATCCATCTTGGCAATATTCATACAGGCCAGTTCATGATCCCTGCAATCCACTAATCTAATCATTTCCCCTCCTCCAGGAGCCCCGCCTTCATGAGTATATAACGATGACCAGTCAACTGAGTCAAACCTAAACCCCTCAACTTCACATAAATAGTACCAACAGCCCTATTCATCTCCTCCCCTATCTCCCTATGACTTAAACCCCGATTGTGTAATGATAAAAGAGTCTCAGTGTCCTCATCTGTCCAGGGTCTTTTATAGTTCAAACTAACAAGTCCGAGGTGGTTTGCTTTTAATCTAACGGCTTCACGGCTTCTTCCTAATGTTTCCGCTATGGTTTCAGTGTCCATTGTGTGATAATTCTGTTTTATGTATTCTGTTTCCTTTTCTGTCCATGCCTTCTTCTTTTGTGAGATTTGTAAGTTCATGATTTTGTTGTAGATTGCTGATTCTGTCCTGTTTAGTGTTTTTGCTAGTTCTTTGACGCTGGTTCCGGGGTAATGGTTTCGTAGGTAGTCTTTATCTTCCTGTGTCCAGGTTGGCCCTCTTCCCATCTAAATCATCCCCGTTGTGTGTCCGTGGGATATGGGAGCCTGACACCAAAGACACACTCCAAAGACAACCACAATCACCACGGCTATGATAATGTAAAATGCTAAGGTGGGGTGTTCCTCCCAATACTGTTTGTAAGGGTTGGGTTTCCGTTTAAACAAATCCATCTTACTATTCATTCTCCGGCCCCCTTCGTGTATTGTCGGTGTAACTCTCCAATACCCGTGTAACAGTCCATGAGTGCTATGCACCACCGCTGGATTGGTGTTAGACAGTAATAATCCCAAATAGACATTTAATAATCACCTCCGAGTTCCATGTACTCCTTCCGCTGTTCCTCCACTGACTGGACACTAAGTTCTGGTTCGTGGGCTTTACTAATACTGTAAACCGTCCACCGTTCGGTGTCCACCTGAGCATTAAAGGTTGCTTCTTTGTCCATGAGTTCTTCTGGTTTGTAGTATGTTTTGTTGGTGATGGGGCATTCGTATATAGTGCCCTTGTTGCTTTGCACCTTGATTTTTGCGTTGGTGGGTAGTTGAATAACCCGCTGTCCATCCAATCCCATGAAGTTCACCAGTTTCGGGATTTTAACAACCTTTTGAAGTACCAAACTCATTTTTGATCCCTCCCAAAGTATTCAAAGCGGATTCTTAACCTTCCAATGTGGATTAGTCCATTGTATAGTTTACTGATGTCTCCGTTCGTGGTGTGGAACCAGATTGTGATGTGCTTCCCAATTCTGAGTGGTTGGTTCATTAGAAAACCCTCCGGCGTTGGTATTCTTTATAACTCCTGTACTTCCAGATTTCAGTTAGGAATGTTTCCCATCCTGTTTTTAATCCTAATCTGGCAGCGTAAAAAAATGTAGTAATGGATTCTAACATTTATGAACCCTCCTTCATGGCCAGTTCTACAACAATTTCACATAATTCCTGCATCTGGCCTTTAAGATAATTTAAGCCAAGGCCGTCTCGTTCCATCTTAGAAAAAGCCCCATTAATGCCAGTATTATAATAAGCCTTAATTCCATGGATTTTAGCGGCTTTAAGTAACGCTTTATCTCCAGTAAATCTAGGGCATTCTCTACAAATAGCGCACCCGTAGTGGGTGACATGTACACAGTCCTTGCATTCACGTTCACACATACACAATTCCCTCCTTTTTCCGTTCTTTACCAGTTTTTCCACCTGCCATTAGTGGAAAAAGGAGGAGAAAAAAAAGTATTCTCCTCATCTAAGTGGCAAAGTTTTGTAAGATGTCTTACCTTTTGACTTGTAAGATGTCTTACACTATTACATAGAACCTCCTTACTTATAAGTCTTATGGTAGGATAACTTATAGGATAAAAGATAAGATTAAATATAAGTGATCTTAATAAATTAAATATAGCAAAAACTAAAGGAGGGATTATGATTTTGAAATACGAAACAAAAATCGGCCAGGCAGATACCAAGGGCAAGTCCTCCAGGACAATAATCCCTATGGAAATAATGAAAATGTTGAAACTCCAATGGGGAGATAAATTACAGTGGATAGCAGACATCGAAGGAGAAGGCGTTACAATCACTGTAGTAAAAAAAGAAACCTTAGAATAACTACTATTTTCAAATTTTCCGATAAAAAAAACAGGACAGGTCATGAAAATCACACCTGCCCTATAATGATCAATTTGGCTTCACTGATTAAACGCTCATTCTCATCCTGAATACGATTATACTCATCAGAACGATACCTGTACCTTGATTGTTCTACAAGGTTGCGGTCAATGCGTGCTAAATTCTGTTTTACAACTTCAAACCCAGCCATCAGCCCATCCCACTAGTACAGGGAGAGCGTGTGAGAATTAATTTGCTCCCCTTAACCGTGATTATTATTCTGAAGTTAAGTTTATTAACCTTTCCTATTTTGTCCAGGTATACTCAATTTTCGCATTATGACAATCATAAATAGTTTATATAGTTATTAACATAATAATGTTTATGAAAACAACAATACCAATAACTAAGGAGACAAAGGACAGATTGAAAAAGTATGGGAAGATGGGTGAAACTTGGGACGCTCTTCTCAATAGAATACTAGACAAATGCGAACGAAGAGGAGATAAGGAGGATTAAATGAAAACAACTGTAGTAGTAAACGTTAGTTTACAATGGACAAAGAGATCACAATGTATGAAAACGTATGATCTGCCTTTTAGACTTCAGAAAGGAGATTCTATCTTATTAAATGATCAAGATATAGGGGAGGTAAAATATGTTTATGTGGATCTTGAAACTCAAGAAATAACTGCACAATTACCTTCTATTCTGATTGAGAAAGATAATAAAGAAGAATATGATGCAACGATCCGGCTTTTAAAGAACAATGGATGGAGAATTTAATTAAAGATTAAAAAAGTCCCCTACACAGAAATATATCTATGTAGGGGAATTACCAATTGCTCCTTGGTAAAATTTAAAAGGGCAGTTCAGCGTAACGGGTCACAGTCCCCACGATCTGACTGTCGCGAGGATTCAAACCGTACTGGTTGCCATTGTTTGAAGCATCCAACCGCACCCAGGCACCATTCACATAGGCTTCAACCCAAACATGGCCAGTGGTGATTGTAGAGAAGGCCACGGCGGAACAGTTCACATACCTTGCAGGTATACCAGCTGCACGGAGAAGGGCCACAAGAAGGTGGCTTAAATCGGTACAGTTACCTTGCTTATTTTTAAGTGTTCCCAGGGCTCCTAGTCTGGTATTGTAATAGAACAGGTATTCGATAGCGTCCCGGACATAATTGAATATTGCCAGGACCCCACCCAGACTATGGGCCAGGTTTTGTATTTGTGGGTCATTCACCTGGCAGTTCCTGGTAGCTATGAGATACGCTGAATCAGTAGTGGCCTTATAGTTTGGTATGGAACTCCACGTTTTAGGCCCGCATACTCCATCCTGACTGTGGCCAGTAGCGGCCTGGAATGAGATAACTGATGTTCGTGTAAGTGGTCCGAAATCTCCGTCAACTTTGCCATTGTAGAATCCAAATTCTTGTAGTTCCTGCTGTAATATTTTCACACAACCTCCACTGCTTCCCTGTTGTAGGGTGGTGTTGAGGCAGGATTCCAGTGTGGATCCACTTGGTGCAGGTGTTGGTGCTGGGGTGGTTGCCCATGGGCATGGTGGGTACACTGCACTGTTCCAGGTTTCACATCCCACACAGCCGTCCACAGTTAGGCCGTGGTCTTTTTGCCAGCGGATTACTTCTTTTTCAAGTATGGGGCCGAAGTAACTATCTAATTTGTATCCTTTGTAGTATCCTTTCTGTTGCATTACATCCTGGAGCATGTAGACTTTTGGTCCTTTGCTCCCTTTGCTTAAATAACATGTCATTAGAAATACCTCCAATTTTTTTATAGCGTTCGCTAAGTCTTTGAAAAAATGCTAAAATCAGACTATTTTAGGATTGAAATTTTTCTTTATCATAACTCTCAACAGATCTAACCAAGGCTATTGGAACATCTTCAACGACAACGTCTAGATGACTCACTCCCTTGGATTCTAAGAGTTTCACAACTAATTCTGAGTCCTTGACTACTTCCTTTAATTTTATTTCATCGTTCAGCACACTGTCAGAGTCTTCTATTATTTCATCAATTAATTCACTCATACACATACCCTCCTTAAAGTGAGACTGGTGTTTCAAAACTGAAAATAGTACAAACCACATTCACCGTACCGGACCAATTACTGCTCTTATGTGTTGCTGCAACAGTGAAATTGTCGGAATTAACTGCTGTTATCACGGGGTAAATTTTCCCAGCACTTTCATAAATCGTAGGGGTAACCCAATACGATACAGTTTCAAAAGGAAGCGTATAAGTCGCAGTATAAGTATCAGAAGACCCATTACCCGTGATAGGAATTTCCACCATCCTGACCTTTAACATGGCCGGGACATCATACAGGGGACTGTACTTGAAAAGGGGAGTGCTAACACCCCATAAATCTGTGGGCATTAACCTAATATAATCTAAATCAATATATTGAGTTTCTGACAGATTTGGACTGGTTTTAATCACTATACGGTGTTGGTAATTCTCGTGGAAGTAACCCCGGCCAATACCAAGGCCTCCAATCCCGGCCAATACACCCACCCAGATGTCAGTCCGGGAAACCATACTTTCCTGGCCATCCTTGTCCTTCATCCACACCTCTGTTGTAAGGGCCGGGGTGTTATCTGACAGGTTACTAAAAGCCCGGGCATAAATACTGTGAGGGCCGTTAAATTCACTAAATGCCATATATTTAGTGTCCATCAAGGTTTTATTTGGCCCGTAAGCCCGAACCACATCCTCATTCCTGGCAGAGGTGTTAGGTGTGGGTGTGATTCCTTCACCGGGAAAGTTCACGGCATCCAAGACCCCATCAATATTTCTGAGAATACCTTCACTGGCCATTTTATATCACCTCGTAAGCATATTCAAGGCCGTTAAAAATTATCTGGCAGTTTTTATCTGCCAAGACATTCACACCCAATCGTAAGGCCATGTAAACATCAACTCCATTATATCCAAGGTTAAAAACATCCGTGGCAAAGGTGGGATGTTCATTGGTGTTAATTGCCGTCTTGTTGTACTCGGTAACTTCAAAATAAATCGGTCTTCGGATACCCCATCCATTACCGTATAAAATTTGGGTAGCATCTGGACTGGCACTATTCGGACTAATATTTAGAGGGGATTCTTGACTTAATAATGTCCCCAAAGAAGGGGTTGTGGCTATATATGGACTCAACCGGACAAAATCATAATAAGCATTCAAAGAGGCCGGAGCTTCCCTGGCCGTGAAACCAAAATAACCAATATTCAAAGGGTTATCTCCATCAGTACTGGAAATTATCAAAGTCCCCTCGTAATAGATTTTAATGACATTTGCATTTCCTGATTTACTTACTTCTATCTTGTAATTATGCCAATTGTTATCCAAGGTGATATTATAAGTAGCCAAAGGAATTGTAGTTCCATTTACCTGTTTATTCAAGATAAATCTGGTAGGGGATACCCACCTGGCATACTGGAAATGGTAACCTGTATAGGGTACATCTGCCACACTTTGAGTAACCTGGCCATCCCAACTGAATGTGGCCTCAATGTTTTCACTTTTTTTGGCCTTGAACTCGAAAATAAAGGGTGTTTGGAATTGTGGTTTACTTCGGGCATAAATACGGTTACTTCCATCACTGGTAATCCTTAATTCCCCATTTGTTTCGGTTACACTTCCCCCTCCACCACTTACGATTTGCCATTTATTTGGGTTGAGGCTGTTATCATTGAAATCATCTGCAAATGTGAATACACTGTCAATGTTACTGTGCAATGTGGCAGCACTATTCCCATAATACATGAAAAGATTTTTAGCAATGTTACTGTCCGGGTAATTCACATAAAAAGTGGCATTGGACCCGGAGGTGTAACTTTCCAGGTAACTGCAAAGGGGTGTCCTGGCATCTGGAAGGGTAAAGCGGACATCACTAAAGTCATTTTTCATACCCGATATATAGGAAACCGGGATTTTCAGGGGATAACTGGATACGGCCCCACTTCCCGCATTTACTAGTTGACCATTCCGTTTACTCCACCCATTAAGCCATACAGATTTCATCACAATGTTATTATAATACATCCACCGCTTTGGCAGATTCAATCCAACTTTACCAGAGGCCACCGTACTACTGGCCTTGGAAATAGTGGGTGTCCCACGGTTACTTAAAAGGTCAAAATAAACATCCTTGGTAACCAGAGATGAAGATATACTGTCAATAATTTCCTCTCCCAATAATTCCACACGGCCATCTGGCAGGATACCCTCAAGGGTTACAATTGCTTCAAAATCAGAGGGTGCCGTGGTATCATATTTTCGGGACCAATTCAACTTTATATTGTTCCAAGCAAAATTAGACAAAAGTGGGGGTGCTATGGTGTATTTGAAAAATCCTTCTTGGAGTTCATTGACATTTGGGTCCGGTTGGTAAACCGCTCCTATTTGGTCATTGTAAATAAATTTATCATGACCCAGGTCTTGTTGTACCAAGTGGGACCCGGGCACTGTTATTTTGTTTACAACCATTCTAATGACTCCTCCTTCCAAATGCCCCGGCACTTATAAAGCCCATATTGTTTAAAACGGCCCGGTTATACATCATTTTACTTTCCAGATTCAAGTATTTCTTTAAATTACTTTCCAACTTGTTCATCACCTGGCTGTAATAACTTCCAGGCCGGTTCACACTTACCCGGCTAATATACCCCTCGTCCCGGGTAATCGTATGAGTAACCGTTTTAGTCCCATAATTACCCACCAAATAGTAACCTGTAAGATTGCTTACCATGTACTGGGCCGGGTTTAAAAGGGGTGTTCCCTTTAAAAGGATGGTGAAACTGGTAAGGGGGTAACTGTTCTGTTCTACATGTCGTTTTACCTCTATATCGGCATCTGTTTGATTGTTTATATCCGTGGAATCCTCGTAATCTTCCCACGGCCCGGGACCATACCGGGGGATACTGTCCAAATTCATGTACCGGGCACTTCCAGTTCGGTCCTCTTCACCTTCCTTGTAATGGTAATGCATTAACCGACTGTTACGGATTGTTTCATATGGGGCATAAGATTTGTCGGTTACTCCAAGGACATTCACCCCCTCCACTGCCCTTACCGGGCTTTCCAGGTTCATTTCCGGGGAAAGCATGAAAATATCAGTAGCCCGCCTACGGCCATAATCAACCCAAGCCACATATTCCATTTTTTCCAGAATTTCCATTATCACCTCGTAAGGGTAACTGGTTTCCTGTTCCACCTTCATTTTTTTGTTTATAACGGATGGATATGCAGAAAGGCCCAATAAATGGATTATACTGTTTCTTCGGAACTCCATTTGGCTTGTGGAAACATCACTGTCCCTTACAACTATTTTAGTTACATTGTATTCACTGGAAGGAGCGTATTTATCAAAGGCTTCCTTTAAATCAAACTTGGATAACTGGTTTAACCCATTAAGGACAGGTTTAATTTGGCCAATAATATTACTGGCCCCGGTTTTACCTGTGAAAAGAATGGTGTAAGTCCGGGCATCATCAATGGTTTCACCGGCCCGGTACATGGTAACTTCAATGTTCAACTGTACCCGGGTATCAATCCCGCAACTTTCACCACTGGCCATGTATTTAAAACAAAGAAGGTTATCCTTGGCAGCATCAAAGGGTTTATCCGGACTGTTCCATAAAATCCCATAATAATCTGTATTTTGGGCCACCCCGCAATAATCATAATCCAATGGGTTATAACCTAAACGGAGGCCGGTACTGGGACTGTAAGTCTTGTTAAAACCATTCACCACCACCTGGTTATAATCATCTGGCCGGGTGAAATCCAAATTAAGGGTGTAAGGGTAAAGTATCCCATAAGTTAACGGCCCAAATTCACAAGTTTCACTGCAATGTCTGATACTTTCCAGGGCAGATCCGAACTGGACAACTGGGAAAGTGTATGTATCATCCCCACTCGGTGCCAGTCCAATATAATAATTTGTATAGACGGGTTTCCGGTAGAAATCAACCAACCGGTCAACCCCATTTATTGTTAATTGTGTACCCTCGTCGTTTTCATCCATTCCAAGCACGTAACCCCCAAATTTGACCCTTGCATCCTTCCAGTCATTACCAACACTGATGTTGAGTATGTCCATGAAATCGAAGACTTTCCGGCTGAAAATGTTAAGGTTAGGGTCGTTCCATTCCTCCCTGAGTGGTAGGGTTATGTCTGCACTGTTTAACTCCCCCATGCTGTTCTCTGTGAACTCAATGTTTTCCCAGTCCAACCGGTACCTGCTCTTCCGGTGGTCGCTACTGTAATAATCCAACCGATACATCAAAAGATGATCCACCCATGCATCCAAGCCGTCCAGTTCAATCTTGAAATCATGCCATCCTTCGCTCAATTCATGATACCCAAAATCTAAAAACTTGTAATGTTCGGCATACGGTGTAAGGGTGTTAATTTGGCCTATCAGTTCATTGTCAATATACAATTTAACATACTTGTTACCAAAAATGGGCTGTCTTGAGGCCCTGATAAGCATCCAGAACAATCCACCCTTTTTAATATATTGTCTGGTGGTAAGGTTTCCATTTCTAAGACTTCTTACACCGGTCAAGCCCACGATACGGCTTCCTCCAAGGTCCCTTTCGGCTATTTGGCTATTGCTTTTATCCCAATTCACACAAGGTAACTGGTATATATTGGATTGGTCCTTGCTCCATATTTCCACCTTGACGAAAGGGTCTTCGGTGTGATTAACCGGTGCAGTGTTAATCAATCGGGGTTGGAACTCTGCACTAATCATGTTCATACTCCTTGAAGGCCTATTGCCTGTTTTGTGGGTCGGTAAAACTCTCTGGCCCTGTATATTGCACCATCACGGGCAGTATCGTTAATGTTACTGTCATAAACGATTATACCGGTTATCCCTTGATTTGCTGGAATACTATTGCTTTTAATGGTGGTTTTATACTGTTGAGTTATCATCATACGGTATCTTTGAGCCGGGTTAGGAGTGGTACAAGTACCGGTTCCTTTATTCCACATTTTACAATAAAAATCATCCAACATGGAAATATCCGCTCCGGCTACCGGGCTTATGGTAACATTTCCATCATGTTCGTAACAAGTCCTTAAAGTATAACCAAGGTTATCATTGGGATGTTGCACATAAACAAACGGTTTTCCAGCACGAAGGGTCCAAAAAGTCCGGTCAAGTTGTAAGGTGAATTCAAATGGTGATACCTGGAAAGGCCTAATCAACCGGGTAAGATGGCTGAAAGTGAAAGTATCCATTAAAACATAATCCGTTCCATTCCAATAATACAGTTTCACCCCGTTAGTGGTGGGAACTAACTTAATAATCCCATTAGTTACATAGAATTTACCGATTTCAAGGTCCATCTCGTTATGAGTAACCAATCTAGCCACGTTATCCTTATACTTACTATTCATACCCTTTACCGTGCCCTTGTAATAATTAGCAGGTGTGATCTGGAAATTAAGAGGGTCTGCAAGGTTTTCAAAACATTGAATATTACCTTCTGCGCTGGCCCGGTAAAAAGTAGGGACCAGGTTAGGGGTGGCATCTGGAGGTAACACTACAACATTGGGTTTATCACTTTCAAGGTAATTGTAAACCTTAACATCACTAATACTCATACTATTAGTTGTACTATCTCTGTTCAGGTAATATACTCCCATGTATAGGTCTTTCCAGGCACCCATATTCGTCGGACCGTAAAAAATTGTACTGAACCCAGTCCAGGAACCGCTCACATACCGGTTAAGTTCAATCTTCACATAATACTTACTATCAGTACTTAAACGGAATTTGAATGCGGTTGGGCTGTTATCCACAGTTATAGGTACAAGATTCCACCAGGAACCTCCCCCCGGACTTCCTATCGTGTGCACCTGGTAGTACTGGTTAGATGTGCTTACACCTAAACTTACCATGTAACTGTTATTCCATACAGGAGGGTTAGAACTGCTCCTGTTCGGGCTGAACCATACGTTTATATCCTTATCTTTATTCCCAGCACTTGGTTTGCTTCCAGGGTGAAGGGTGAACTCCATGACGAACCCGTGACTAAATTGTGTCCTGTGATTTGTCCACACCTGTCCAGGGACACCATCAGTGTCTGCCCCTCCACTGAAAACTATTTGACCCCCACTACTAGCAATAGCTCCATTTGCCATCCTATACTTACTTGCAGCGAACCAGTCGTTTGTAGTGTCAAAATCCGCTCCGGACTCGTTAATGATGTATGCAGGGGTTAAATCCTCATAATTATGTTCAATATCGGTCCCATCCTCCCCACCACGGGTATAATGCATGGTAAGAATTTCATCTACGTTGTTACTTATCAATTCTCCTTCCATCACTACACGGGTTTTGCGGGTGTTGATAAAATATTCCATAGGATTTGAAAGAGCAACTAATCCTTTTAGAATGCCTGTGTACTCATTCACAGAGGGGGTTACACTCTCAACTGGAGATTCTATTGGCATTAATCCCCATCGGTTGTTTTTACTGTGAATTATACGTGGTTTATTCGATTCAGACCGGGTTAAAGTTTCACATAGACCGATTAATTGTTTTGCACGTTCAGGGGTGCATTTAATACTGAGGTTGAACTTCCCAAGGTCAGACTCAGGATCCACAATTTCATGAGCCTGGTCAAATTCTAAAGGTCCTATCTTTGCAAGGGTGGTCATGATTTATCTCCCAAATCTGTACTTTTTATCTCGTCTCGCTTCTTCATCGAACGCCTGTTTAGCATAGTCTTTAATCTGTTTCTTGTACTCTTCCATGCCTATGAATGTACCCCCTAGTTGTATTGCGCCTTCATGGAAGTGCACCCCCCCAGAACCGGCATTACCAGGTCCCTGTGGCGGGGGTGAATAAGTGTTTGCCAGGGCCCTCCGGGTGGGATCATAATCCACACCACCAGCCCGGAGCCAAACATGACTCATCCCATCATAAGTTCCCCAAACCATCTCAGTTGGAACACCAAACAATCCTTCAATCATGCCCATTAAGCCGAGAGTTGTATCGAAACAGTTCCCCCCATCAAAAACAGCATCTATTGGGTCCTTCAGGTGGCCTTCATAGGCCATGTATTCCAGGCCCGGACCAATATCAGTCATGAACTGGGCAACAGTCATATTATTAGGCCCACTAGGAGGAGCCCACTGCCCACGCAGTAACATGGCGGCCATGTCGAAGGGTTGGCCTCCAATCACTGACCATGTGTGGGGGATGGCAGTTCCATTCCATAATCCGTTCTGCAACCATCCACCTAAGCCCATTTTTCGGTTGGCCTCGGTCATGAGGAATTGGGCGCCGTCATAGCAATTACAGGTTCCAGAGTCCCAAACCTGTTGGTTAGACTTCTGATCACCCATATAAAATTCATATCCAAGGTGATCAGCCATACCATTAGCAATGTCTGTGAATGCACTGATTCCTTTGAATCTTTTACTCATTGCACTGGCTATGTTCCCCTGGCCAAGGCCACTCATACTAGAAATTTCACCACTAACCATATCCGTAAGTGGTCCTCGTGGGGGTCCACGGGATAAGAGTGTGCGGGCCCGTGAGGCGACATCTCCCGCCACATTACTGGCCCGGGTGCCCCCTCCGGGCCCCCATGGCCAACTAAATGGAGGTATGATTCCTCTAATAATCCCCAAAATATCTCCCACAGTAGGGATTTGCCACTTAAGCGGGTTGATTTTCTGCCAAGTCTGACTTAGGAAATCTCCCACCCCCGGGATCTTCCAGTTAAGTGGATTGATTTTCTCCCAGGTCTGACCTAATATCTGACCAACACTTGGGATCTTCCAATTCAAAGGATTGATTTTCTCCCAGACCCCATGGAGTATCTGGGACACATTTGGAGCTTTCCAGTTCAGTTTCGGCACTTTAGGCAGTAACACGTCCATTAATTTCCCTAGTATCTGACCTGCGGAGGGCCATTTCAAACCGGCCAGTGGCGTTCCACGGAGTACTCCTTTACTTCCAAAGATGTCGTCCATGATTGAAGATTTACCACCTTTGCCAGCTGCACTGGCCGTGCCTGGGAGCACTTTTTTAAAAATAGATGCGGGATTTAAGAATTCGCTTAAACCTCTACTAACATCCCAGTTCTGGAGGGCAACGTCTAACCCTATAGGGAATCCTGGAAGGATGCCTTTAAGGGAGCTTGTGTTATATGTGCCCCACCATTGTTCCTTGACGGTGGTGGCTGTGGAAGATTCTCCAGGAGATAAGGGTTGACCTCCCGCAGTGGGAGTGTATGTGGGTTGGTTTAACCTGCCAGTTGCATATTCAATGGCTGCATTGGTGATGTATATGGTTGCAGCTGCAATGGCAATTCCTCCAAGGACTGCCCCCCAATTAGTGCCTCCAGATTTTCCACCAGTTCCAGTTGTTCCCCCAGTCACTCCAGTAGAACGTTGGCTCTGGATGTAATCTCTTATTTCCGTGAATTTGTTAACTATTGCATCTTTAACACTGTTTAAAGGGCCGCTAACTTTGTCTTTTAGTCCTGAAAGACCTTGGGTGATTTTATCCCCCATGGAACTGATCCCATTTCCAGCCACATCTTTAAGCTTACCTAAAACTGAGGAGATCTTATCGGTAGGGATCATGTCCTTCAATTTACCCGCAAGTTGGAGGGCGCCACTGCCAAGGGTTTTGAAGATGCCTATAAATGGTCTGATAACCTCTCCGAAAATCCTAATTGCCCCTCCAACCATTCCCAATAGTCCTAATAAAAACACACCATCAGTAATTAAATCCTTAGTTCCCTGATCTAATCCTAAGAACCAATCCAATAACGGTTCAACTGTTTTTAAAAATTTATCAAAACTCTTAGTCAGTCCTAAAATAAGAGTGTCAGTAACCACCATTGCCTTGTTATAAGGCCCTAATGGCCCTTCAAAAGTAGTGCTTAACCCAGATGACCCTTTAGTTGTAGCCACCTTTTCCATGGCCGCAACACGTTCCTCGGGTGTTTGGGCTGATTTTAATATTTCAGCCTGTTCTGGAGTTAAATCCCCACGGAATAATGCTTCACTGTACCCTCCAGTCAGGTATTGTCCAAAGTTCCTGAGCAATTCCTGTCTTTGATTCGGATTGGGTGAATGAGCAGCCGCATCCATTGCTGCTAACGTCCTAAAGGTTTGACCTTTAGGTGCGGCCTGCATTGTATATACCATCAGGTTTTGAATATCCCTGTCAGGGGTTGAACTTGCCTGAGTATATTTCAAATACTGATCAGTGATGTCCTTGGCTTCCTCTGGTGATTTAGTATTCCCAAGCATTGCTTTGGTAGTGGCAATCCCTTGACCATATGAAAATAGGGTGCTTAACCCAGCTCCTCCAGCTACGGTGGCGAAAATGTCAGTTAACCCTGCCTGCATACTGCTAAATTCATTGGATATTGATCTAACCCCTGCTGAAGCGGTGTTCTTCATTGATTGAATGGTTGCTGAGAATTTATTTTGCAAGGAGGTGAAGGTGATGGAGTGTAAACCAGAATTGATCGAATTTTTAACATTAGTAATACCGGAACTTGCAGTGCTCCGCATTTTATTAATAGCACCATTCAAGGTGCTGACTAATTTATCAAAACGGGAGTTGTTAATCTGTTTAACTTGTTCTTCACTCTTTTTACTTTGATTGCCAAGTTCCCTTATTTTGCGAATAGTTTCATCAAGATTTGAAGGTTTGACTACAATGTCCAAAGGTTTTGCACTTGACTGGAGACCTTTCACTTTTCGGATGAGTTCGTCTAAATTACTAGTAGCCTTGTCAAACTTGGAATTGTTAATTTGGTCAACATTTTCCTTGGTTTTCTTAGCACCCTGGGCAGTGTCATCTAACTCTTTTTTTATTCCTGAGAAGTCAGGCCCTTTTATACGGGCATTTAATTCACCTATTCTTTTCTTCCATTCGGAAGAAAACTCTGATGAGTCTAATATGAGTTTGGCTTTGACTACTCCGCCGTTTGCTGCCATGGGTGGGACCTCGCTTTTATTAATTTTTATAAGAGAAATGCGAAAATTACATAAGAAAGAATGTGAAAATATTAATCAAAATAGTGGGGTAATTTTATGGAACAAGAAGTATCAAAAGGTGGGGTAATATGGGGAATCTTTTTTGGAATCATGTTTGCAGTATTAGGGGGTTGGCTATTAGGTATAGTCCTGACCATGATTCTTAGCCATTGGATTGGATTTGTAATAGGGATAATCCTTTCAGGTATTTTTGCAGGGATTTATGGATATAATCAGTATGTGAAAAAGCAGGAGAAGGAAGAAATCCGTAAGTTTGAATTAGAACAGGCTAGGGAAAAATAAAGATTAGAGGACTTGTGAAACATGGTAAGCATATAAACCTTCTATATCTGTATCTCTAATACCAAACTCCATATAATGGTCTCTTCCTTTGATTGGGTGGTCAAATTGGACATCGTGTTGGATGGCAGCATAATCATAGTAATTATTCCCAATAGCAGAATACCATATATCCATTTGTAAATTATGGGATTGACTCACTTGTTTTCTATGAAACCCATCCTGAAGATAACCAAACTTTAAAGGAACATAAGGAAAAGTTTTACGTTCAATTTCTTCCGAAATATGGTCAGCTGCAATAGAATCATGAATGACAATCAAACGATCTATTTCTGTCATCTTTTCTTCCATATCGGAAGCATCAAGCAACACGTAACTATTCATCTTCAGGACTCCTGCCTGTCATTTGATAGTAAAGGTCTAAAGTTTCAGGATCCTCCTCAACCATTGAACCCGTCCCTTTCTTATATTTGTCAGGGTTGTTTCTCATGTCTTCTTCAATCTCAATCACTTCATACACCCATTCCAGGAACTGGTATGTAGTATGAGTATCTAAATCGTCCCAGAATTCCTTAACAGTTTCGGTAATGGCTTTACGCATTTTCAGGAGGAAATAGTGTTGAAGAAGAACTTTTTCCAGAACTTCGCTGATGAGAACTCTACTATTAGAATCTTCATTACCCTTCTCTGGATTATTATTCCTGGCGAAACTGGCCTATCTGGTTATCATGTTCCACATCAATGAGTTGCCTTAAGCGTACATCTATCTTGGCCTGTGGAGTGCCAGACATGTACAGATCATAGAACAGTCCTAGGTTTTTGGCGATTATAAGGTCAATATTATCATAATTTTCAAGAAATTCCCCAGGTTCTATTTCAAGTAATGCAACGCATACTTTATCATATGCCTCTGCCATCCTTTCATCAAAGTTCGCTAACTCTTCACCTATCCGGTTTGATAGTTCATCAACTTCTGATTCTATCTTTTTTGCTTCTTTGATTAGTTTATCCGCTTTTTTCTGGTTTTTTTCCAGTATAGTATCATCTTTATATCCTAATCCTAATAGTTGAACGGCTTCCTGGCGTTTTTCCTGAGCTTCGGCCATTTTTTTAACGAGTTCATCCCTTTTTTCTGTTGCTTCTTTTTGTAAAGCTTCAACATCTTTATTTGAATCTCTTAAAACCCTGTTTGGACATCTTTTAAACCGTCTTTTTTTCCCACAGAACTCTATTTCATTCTTACTTAATTTAACCATGGTAAGACACCTCTTTAAGATAAAAATAAAAAAAATATTGGGGCTTTTGTTGCCCCCTTAGTCTTTATGTCTTTTCATATCTTACAATAACTAACCCGCCAGGGAATGCCTGACCAGTACCAGTCACGGTCTTTTTCAAACTGAGTGACTGTCCTTCGGTTATTTCAGCATCCGTGCTTACCAGGTCCACACCAACAAAACCTTCAATGGTGTTGGTGCTGTTTACTGCTCTGCTGCCTATGCTGGTTGTTCCGGTTCCATCAGAGCCTTTACTTTGCACATCAAGAGTCATGAAATTAGTTGCCTGGCCAATATCGCCATCAGGAATTACTTTGACATCTTTAACTACAGAGTTAAATGGAGCTGTGAATATTGTTTTCTCAAATGTTCCATTAGCAGCATCAGCAGGGATGGCTACTTGGTAGAATTGGTCCTGAGAGTCAACCAGAACATCAATTAACTCTTCCATTGTCTTTTTAAATACTCTAGAATCCATATTTTATTCCTCCCTTTAAGGTACTGTTCCGTAATTCAATTCATCCAATGGAGTGATCATAGTTACTTCAACTGGGTTGATCAAGCTATTGGCGTTTGAAACTATTTTTCCCTTCAATGTGATGTTCTTATAGTCTTTACCACTTCTAGGGCTAGTTATTTGGTCTACTAATAGTTTGGGGATTACTATTTCCATATCTGCGTGGACTGTTGCTGCAGGGCTGACCACAGTTTCAATTACCTTCCCAGTTATTTTGATAATCACCTTCTTGAAAAGTGATTCTGTGGTGGGATCTGTACCATTAGATGAACCTGTAGCCCATTCTGCCTCTAAGTTCATGTTGCTTTCATTGTAGTCCATTTTAATAGTGATTTCCCCAGAGAATGGTTTCCTATTCTTTTCAGGGCTGCCGAATGTGGTTCCTCCACAAGTACTGAGTTCTAAGTTGTTTTTCATGTTAAGACTTGCTTCTGTGTAGCAGTCAACTTTGTAGGTGTCTGTTTTGAGAGTTGCATCAGCCGTACCTACTGGACCTATGTAAATTGCTGTCTGGTATGCTTTGAACCTGGTTTCAGTTTCAGGGAATACAAGTGTTGGTTCGGCTTGATTGTATTTAGGGAAGTCCCCCATGAACTTGGCCTTATATGATGGGGACTGGTTGGCGTTAAGTGTTAACTCAACAGAATCAACCATCTGGTTAATGTAAGCTTCTGGTTTGGCATCTCCCCAGTTGAAACCTTCTATTATTGTAGCTACTGGTAGGTTTACTGGTGGGTCTGATGCGTCCCGGAAGAATTTATGTTTATATGAGGCTGTGGCTCCGGTGACTGCGGGGGTAACGGCATCTTTAGCCCCTAACAGTTGGAATAGTATATCCTCTATCCCCTCACCTAATCGGAGCTTGTCCTCTACTGATGGTGAAGAACTGGCCTCTTTCCTATCTTCACCTAAAAGGACCGTGTCCTGTCCTGTGTGTCCCTCATCTTCCTCAGAATCCATCTTATTATCAGGTTCGAAGGTTTTCATCTTGGGAAATATAACTGGTAACACTTTGCCCAGGGTTTGAACACCATCAGTGTAAGGGTTTAAACCATACCCCATGTAGTGAAGGCTGTTTGGTGGTGCGCCCATACTCATTCACCTCTTTTTGTTTTAGATTTAGGTTTCTTAGTGGATTCTTTGGGTTTATCAGTTAATTCTTCCCATAATCCATTTTCTCTTAGTCTTGGGACGAGTTTATGATCATCTGGTATTTCAATCTCCTGACCCTTTTTGAGGGTTTCTTCCATGGGTAAAATCCCATCAATGGCCAGGTTGAAATCTTTCATCCCATCTCTACCATTATATTTAAATTTCATACTTCCTCCTTCACAGCATAAGTAGCTGTGAAATCTGTGATCATCCTATGGGCCAGTACCTTTGGCCCTTCCCTACCTTGAACCACCCAGGGCATGGGTTTGGATTGGTTGTATTCAACGCTTTCAAGAGTTTCAAACCAGTCATGTTGAACTGATTCCCGGAAAATGTTCCTTGTTCTCTCCCGGTACTCATTCAAATCTGGCATGATCTGGTCCTTGGCGTGGTCGGGTTCAAGGTACTGGATCACTACTCCTGAGCACTGGTATTCATCAACACATCCCCCGGTGGATCCCATATCTTCGCCTTTTTCCACATCCAGATCCACACTTTGGCATGGTTTTCTGGTGTTGGCATCAACCTCCCAGAGTGATGGGTAGGTGGGTAATGTTTTAAGAATGGGGTCACGTTCGAGGAGTGAGATTATGTCCTTGATGCCCAGGTCTAGAATTCCAATCTGCTTCATGAGGCATCACTTCAATACACTATAGCCTATCAGGTCTGTGTTGATGTAAGATTCGGCTGATTCTGAACTGGTACCACTTTCAGCGTCTCCACCAGCCAGGAATGAGTCAACTATCATTTTTGCCCGGGTTCGTAAGCTCACCCCATAGTTTTTGGTAGTGGTTTGATTCCCATAGTCGAACTGGTATTGTTCGTTTTCTTTCTGTTTCATCCAGGCATAACTTGCAGCTGCCAGGTACACTGCTCCTTCCAGTTCATCGTCATCTGGTACTGTCGTGTATTCTGGGCCCAGTTTTGATAAGACATAGGTGATTCCTTCTTTGATTTTTTGTTCTAAGTCTTCAACGGTTGCAATGTATTTGGAGCTGGTTGCGTTGATTAGGGCTAGGTTGATTGTTGCTGTGATGGTTTTCAGGGCTTTGATTCCAATACTTTTGATGTTGGATAGTTTCACTATGTCTCCCTTGGCGATGGGTAGTTCAACAATATTAACCAATCCTCCCTCTAATTCTGGGAGTTCCATAGTTACTATTGCGGTTGTGAGGTTGGTGCTGTCAGATAAAATAAGTTCAAATGATTTCTCTGTTATATCACTGTCTGAATATATGTGGAGTAGTATATTTTCCCGGTCATCTAACCTGAAAGCTTTCCTCTCCTCTGTTTCTTCAAAGTCACGGGTCGTGTAAATATAGGCGCCTTCCATCATGCCAGAAACTTCAAGAGAATCAGTGTGCACGGTTGCATGTCTTTCTGTTAATTCAACTGCTACGGTGCCATTGGTATTCCAGTCTCTTTTAAAATCAGAAAGAATAATCCTATCCACAGAGTAGGCTTTTAGATGATCTAAAACTTTTAAATAATCCATATCATCCCCTCCTTAAAATAGGAAAAGGGATGGGATCATCCTGCTGTAACCAGGTCAGCAATGCGGATCATCCTTTCACCCTGAGCCCTTGGGTAAGCTCCAGCAGTACAAGCCACTTTAATAGTTGTCCTTGGCCTGTGCTCTTCATCAGCATTGTCAAACATTAACATTGACACGGGTGGGAGTAAGGATTCCATTCCTTCAATGGTAGGCATGGACTTGATTTTAGGGTTGTTGTATTTCATCATGATCACATCCAATGCAGGCATGTCCCTGTCAAACCCTATTGCCTCCCCATCATCAAAGTTCCTTCCACCCCAGAAGTTCTTAGCATTGGCTAAGTCCAGGGCATCTTTAATTTTAAAGCCGTTCTGAGGGAGGACGTAATCACTAACGGATTGTGCTGCTCTGGCTTTTAATTCCACGTCTGCCTCAGTTCCATAGGCAACCATGTTTATGTTGTATGGTTTTGGTCTGATACTGGCCTGGAATCTCATCAAGTCACGGAGCACGGATTTAAATTCGGTGGCGTTTTCACCCCATTCCCCTATAATCTTATCATCAGTTACAACAGTGGCGTTGTCCTTGGCAGTGTTGTAAACGATTTCGTCCACATCATTAGCAAAGACATATCCCATTGCACTGATTTCATCCATGAGGTTGAAGTTAGGGTGTTCCATGTCACTGTTAAGGATATTATATTCTATTTCATTATGCACAAGTTTGAATCCACTTGGAGTTATGACTTCTCCACGGATTTTACGTGCACTTGCGCCTTTAGCCAGTTTCTTTGACTTCCCAGTCTGGGTTAGGAACTTGTCAATTGGTGTGCTTTCAACAACTGTAACCTGTTCATTGTCCACTCTCATGAGTGGGAAGTTACCGGCGAATCTGTAACCTTCAACCATTGAAAGTTTAAGCTCTGCTAGGTAGGTTCCGTTCTCAAAGTCAGCGTATATTTCTTTTAAACTTGCCATTTTTATTACCTCCAAAAATAAATTAAATTATTATCCTCTAGTTACGCAGCCAATGAGCCCACGGCAGTCAACAGTAATGTAGCCTCCGGTGTTTGCTGGGATTGCATCGTAACTGTAAACAACGTTACTGGTTTCGGCTGTTTTACCTAGTTTACCAGTTGCTGGGTTGATGTTGAGCTTATCCCCTACACCGATTTCTTCATTAGTATCTTCAAGGGGTAGTTGAATTTCATCATTAGGCAGTCTGGCCGCACCAACGTATCTGTTAGGATAATTACCCTGGGTGGCGGTTTCTTTAGGTAGTGTTCCTTGAACCTCTGGGTTGTAAGGGTTGATGTGGGTTGCAACCTCTCCATTTGCAACTTTCTTCATAGTTCTTTCACCAGTCCCCCGGACCAGGAAACTTTCCTCAGTCACTTGTGCTGCGAAAGTTAGCTGTTCGTTAGGTAGGCCATTGTTCGGGTCCACACCTTCACGGTAGGTTGCAGTTCCTTCTTCAACTTCGTAGGTTTTAACGTCCTTTTCTTCAAAAAATGTTCCAACTTTAGTCATAAAATCTACCTCCAATTTAGTTTACCATCTTTTCTTTTTTTTCCTTATCTCTGCAAAATCTCCGGGTTTATCATCACCAGGGGTTTGTGTTCCATCATCATCATGGCCCGGAGCCCCACCAGTGGGTACTCCTTTTGGTTTTTGAGTGATGATTTTATGTTCCTTGAAAAATTTCAGCTTCTCCAGGGGCATGTCTTCGAGTTCTTTTTTCAACTCTTCATCTTCCCCGGCCAGTTCTTTTATCAGTTCTTCCTTCTCTTTGGCTTCGATTTTATCATATTTCTTGGCCTTTTCTTCTAAATCTTCGATTTTCTTTTCATTGTCATTTTTTTCTTTTTCTAACTCTTTTAACTCCTTTTCGAGTTTTTGTTTTTCTTCAACGGTTTTATTAGCACTGTTAAGCTTGGATTTAAGAATCCCAATCTCTTCCTGCTGTTCCTGCTGTTTTTCTAAAGCTTTCTCTAGAACTTCGCTTTTATCACCCAAATTATCATCCTCCTTAGGCTTTTCAATACTGTTATAAAGAATATGGCTCCGGGGTGTGGCTGTTAAACCAACCTCTTTAAGATAGCCCGAAATTGGTAGGTAATATTTGTCATATTCAACCAGGTTAAGACCATCAAAGACTGGGCTGAGTCCTTTATCTTTCAGGTCTAGGTTCTTTGGTGGCTTGACTTGTAGGCTGCCGTCTTTGTAGACGAAATTATATACTCTACTTAAGACTTTTTTAGTATGTTCGTCAGTAACGTCTACGCTGCCAGTGGTGGCAGCTATTTCTTTTAAAAACTCTTCTGTGAATTTAACGGGTTTTTCCAGACCATGGTCTTTATAGTCACCTAGGACTGGTTCGAATATAGGTATTAAAATAGTACCATGCCTCCGTAAAGATTAATAAAAAAAATATTCTGAAGCCTGAGGAGGCACTTGCAGCCCCACCTTCCGGGTTACAAATCCGGCACTCATCTACTTGAGTTACACAGGCAGAAAAAGAGTTAATTAAAATTTAAATGTTCATATACGATTGGGGGTTTAATATTCACATCAGCATTTATGGAAGCTTTTATAGCAATTTCAACACTAACTACGGTCATATCTTTAATGATTGTCTTTAATGCGTACAATGCCCCTCTTGAATCATATCTTCCAACACCAATGGCATCATAATCATCTTTTGATTCAGTTACTCCAAAATGACTTCCCATCCTAAAAAGTCTGCCTTTATATCCAATCAGTAAATCGGTTGCTGGATTCATTGAGGCATTTTCTATCATTGATTCATCAATAAGTCTGGTCTTAATTGCAGGTATCAAATCCTTAATTATGTATTCATATGGATCTTCCCGTTTATCTTCAGGATAATCAAAATCATGATTTAAAATTTGTCCTATCCTTGCACTACCTGCAACGCCAATTAACATATTATTAGCAGTTTTAAAGATTTTCTGTTGGTTTTTCATAGTTGTGTATGCATCAAATCCATCTAAATTTGCACTATCAGCCCCCATGATTATACCGTCATCAGTGATTATTCCTACTACACAAGTCATTATTTCCACCTCTAAATTAGACTAATATCAGCGTACTCCTGAGACAGTGCCAAATATCCTTGATATTCCTTAGTAGAATCATCACTCACTGGAACCAACCGGCAATGTCCATTCGGATGGTCATAAGGCCATTGGTCAATTGTCTGGGCAGGTAACCTAGCCCGGTCATAACATTTCTGGCAGGTGTTAATCCCACGTACAACCCAATAGTACAACATTGCAGATCCATACCTCATCTCCTGAGCGGACCTGGTGACTTTTTGCTTAGCAAACTGGGCATTGAATTTAACATAATTCTTAGTACGCTTGGCCGCACGCTGAAAATTAGATTTAAGATTAAAGTTTTTAGCCTCAGCCATTTTTTCCTTAGTTGCTAAAGCCTTGGTTCTAACATCGTCCTTTAATTGGTTAATCGTGCTTTTAACACTGGATTCCATTGTATCAAAGGTGCCTTTAAGGTTATAATCCAATTTTACTTGTGGGATAACCTTCTCATGAATATTGTAATCTTTGAGGACGGTGACTTTATGGTCTTCTATTAGCTTGGTTAATTCGGTTTTACTATTTTTGGCCAGTTTTTCACCGGCCTTGGTAACTGCTTCAGGGAACTTTAGGAGGATGTAATCAACACTTTTATGTTCAAAGTCATTGTAAAGGGTGGCCAGGACGGCAAATAATGCGACATACATTAATTGTTCATCCATATCCATGGAGTCATCTACATCAGGAGTTCCTGGTTGGAATGAGTTATCCTCCAGGCCCAAGAGTTCGCCCTCAGTTGGTATTTCCGTTACCATCATCAGCCCCTCCTTCCTCTTTTTCCTCTTCTGGTGTTTTTTTACCTTTATTTTCGTCAGTTTCTAGGTATCCTGATTTCTTATCTTTGTCCTTGGGATGGAAGTTAATCCAGACATTTCCTTTTTTACCTGCTAGTTCTAGTTCAGGTGTGAATAATTCATTTTCAATATATTTTTTCAACCATTCCCTGTTGTATTCAATGAATACAACTCTTCCACTGGTTTCACTATCCATTAATACTTCCGCTGTGGCCCGGTTACTTCCTTCTGTATCAAATAGTGCATGTGGTGTTGAGAGTCCATCGAAAATTTCATTCTTAAAATCCTGTTTATATTTTGGAATATCTGGCAGCTGACTTGTACCAATCATTTCAGCTTCAAGCCCGAAAGGGAGAACCACTACTCCTTTTTTATGGTAATCAGTAGTGGCCTCCACAACCGCCTCACGGGACTGTTTAGTTAAACGTTTACCTGGGGCATCCTTGTTCCCCATAGTCACAATTAAAATATTGGAATTTTTGAAAACAGTTTTCGGCATCAAATCAGATAGGACCCTACGATAATATACCGGGTCCAGGATGTCCATCACTATGGATCTGCCATTACCTTTTAACTCCATATACTTGGCATTGATGATCTCTCCTGGCTGGAATGGTACTGTCCATTCTTCTAATTTTTCTTCCAGTTCCTCGAATTTTTTAGCCAGCCATCCTTTATTTGTTTCTTTGTTTCTTTGTGTTAGTTGTTTGAATCCGGTTACTTTACCGTATTCATCGTAAATCTTTTTGATTCGATAGTTTTCAGCATCAAAGGCCAGGATTCGGAGGTGGATTCTATTTTCAATAATAATCTTATTCGTGAATACCTCACCATCAACCTGACCCGCCCAGAGGAAGTCCCTCATGACCTGGTTAATATCCCAGTCTGTGCTTTTGCAACGTTCAATGATATGGTTCACTGCGTCCTGGTTATCTCCTTCTATTACAAAGTTAGATATTGTTTTAGTGATGTTATCATTGATGATACCCTTCACAATAGGGTCGTTTGCTGCAAAACGGCAGTTCTTTATAGTTCTTTTGACCTTGAAAGGTACAGTATCGATAAGATCTATAGCATCTGTATCAGTGGTGGTAGTATCATCAGTATCTATCCCGGTTTCTTCTATTGCGTTGGGTTCCGCATTCCGTAAAAGGAAATTTTTGTAGTTGATTCTGTCTAATAATCCCATAAGTTCCACCACTATTTTTTTAGTAAACGTAAGCTTCTTCCTCTTCTATATCAGGTTGTACTTTGAATAGACTGGCAAATACTACGCTAGTAGCATCCACACGGTCTTTGAATCTTCCATTAGGGAAATCTGTATGTTCTTTAATGAAATCATAATTCCAATCTCCCTCAACTAGGTAAATGTTAAATAATGCTGCATGGTCAGCTACATTGTCAGCTCGGTCTTCTTTACTTCCAAAATAAGATTCTACAAATGGTTTGAAACTACATCCTGTTCCCTTGAATGCCTCTGCATATCTTTCCATCTGGTCAATTGCAGCCTGGCCAGGGTCGTGAACTACAAGTGTGGGAACGTTTCTTAGTCTATTGTCTTTCAATGCCCGGGCCTTAATAGCTGTTCTAACTGCTCCGGGGGTTTCTCTTAAAGTTTCACAGTGATGTATAACAAAATCATTACTATGGGTTCTACTGGCCATGACACCGGCAGTTCTGGCCGGGCCTTGATCTTCACCTTGGCCCTGTTTCTTCTTTGTACCTGCTAAATCCCAGCCCCTCTTAGTTTGAAGCAGGTGACCAAGTAATGGGCTAGTTTTTGGGATAATTTTAAACCAATCAGCACTAAACACTTCACCTTCATCTGGTATTGGTGTTCCTTGGTACTGGGCATCGAACCGACCACGCATTCTTTTCTTTTTGGCCAGTAAATCTCCTATTGGATGTAGGTCTGGGCATAGTGCTTCTCCAGGTTTGCGGCCAAGTATGTCATTCTCTTCAGCAATACCAGGTAAACGTAGAATCACCCAGGTATCCTTATCAATCGTGCCACCATTATGTAAAAATTCAAGGAGCTCCTGGTCCAGGTAAACATGAGGCTCATTAACATTACCATCCTTATCATACAGGATCCGACCGGACAAGTCCCGAAGATCCCACCGGGTCTGAGTTATATTAATAAGCCCTTTTTTTGACAACCTGGTGTCAACAACATCAGTATACCATTCATAAACGTTAAGTTGGATAACTGGGCTTTTAGCCTCTTTACGGCTTTTATGAGGGTCATCAATTCCAATAATATCCCCACGTTCACCAGTCACAGATGCATCTGCACCTGCACTATGTGACCCTCCTTCATGGTCTAAAATATCCCAATGATCCCTTGACTTGCTATCATGTTGTAAATATAAGCCCCACACTCGGTGAGCCCATCTTTGAAAAACGTCACGAGCTTTTTTATTCCATCTGGCAGCATAATCAGAACCATAACTACAACCAATAAAACGATCATCCGGGTTTTCTCCTAGATACCAGACACGGAAGTATTGAGATAATAATAAACTTTTACCATGCTGAGGAGGCATCCAAGTCATTGACCGGTGAATCTGCCGGTTATTCATGAATAATAAAAGATCATCTAACAATCTGAGATGATCATATAACTTCCAACGACCATTACTGGCCATCATAGCCAGACAGGCCGGACTCATCCTAGCCTGCTGAAGAGGATCATATAATAAATCTTCCACAACACCCCACCCTTTATTCTGTTTTTTCTGTGTTGCGAATTTCACTAATTAAATCTCTAGCCTTTGAACGTAAACTGGGATTTTTAGGGGGTTTAATTTGATTATTCACATAAACACTGACATCAGAACCATCTTTAATAACACCTAAAATTTGATATTTAGTTTTAATTTTCTGGTCCTTGGTCTTCAGGAGCTGGTTGAATAATCGACCTATATCTTTTTCATCCATGTCTTCCAGGATACTTGGATCTATTTCATTCAACCAGGTGTCAATCAGGTCGCAGTCTTTGTCAATTTTTTCAATGTCACTGACTTGCTCATCAGCTGCTTCATCCAACCTTTTTTTGCTTTGTTTCTCCTGATATTTTTGTCGAGCTTTTTCAGTGATGTTGAATTTATTGTTCCTATAACCGTTAATGGCCTGTCTGGATATATAAGCTCCTTTTTTCTTAGTCCACTTGGATATGTCTGTATCTTTCTTACCTTCTTTAATCATTTCCTCGATTTTTTCCCGGTAAGGGGATACTTCTACAGCGCTAGGTCTGGCCATTTTAATCACTTTTTGGAATGTCAGGAAATGTCAGGTTATTGTCAGGATTGTCAGGGAATGAAATAATTCTTTGTTGTCGTATCCAATACGTTCGCATCTGGTAAAGATGCATTGTATCGTATTCTTCCTTAGAAATGGCATCATGGTTTTCTGGTTGGAAACCATATTCATAGGCTTGTTTTGGCATTGTATCACTTGAAAATAACTATAATTGATATAAAGGCTCCTATGAAGACTCCCACCATCATGAAGATGTATTTTGTATTGGTGTTGTCCCCTTCCTTGATTGCTGTCCAGATGAGGTTTAGTTTTTTGTCGATGTTTTCTATTGTATCGTCTTGTCTTTTGTTTAGTTTTTCCTGGTCTTTTTCTATCCTGTTTAGTCTTTCTTCTTGTTTACAAGGGTGTGGTTGTGTTTGGCTGCTATTTATGGGGGGTATGGGTTGGTAGTATGGGTTATCATCTTCCTTTTCTTCCTGGAAGGTTTCGGTAATTTTATCTGCTTGGGTTGGCATATGGTTATCACCTCACCCTTGGGTGTATAAAGTGGTGGGGTCATCTGTTCTTAGGCTGACTCTTCTTTGGTTTCGGTGGTTGTGCGGGGGTAATATGCGTTGAAAACAACTATTAACAGTGGTATTAATGCCAGGAACTTAGTGTAGTAAGGTCCCATTAGTGGCTCTACCAGTGAGGGATCTGCTAGTATTGCTGCGAATATTATCATGGCTCCGCTTATTACGTATGTGCTTATTTTTCCATTGTCCATGTTTTTTATTCCTCCTTTTAATGAAATAGGTTATAATATTATCCTGATAGTAATTTTAATAAGATGAATAAGATTAAAATGGCTAAAGCTAATGTTACAAGTGTATCATCAGACATTAGGGGCACCTATCATTTTTTTTGTAGGTAATTTGATTCAAAATGAACCTCTTTATGTTTGGGACATTCCCATTTTTTGGTTTGTGGATTGAAAAAAAGGGAGAGGCCACAGTATC